GATTATTTGGCAGGGCAATATGACGGTTTCTAACCGCTCTCTCCAGGGCGTGATGAAAGCTTAATTCAGTCTGAAAGGAGACTATCACTATGACTTATCGAGCTTCTGACGGACGGGTTGGCTATCAATCGATTGCGGACACGTCCACTACAAAAAACCATCCTCTCGGCACAATCCTACGTGCCACGGATGAAACCAATGGCGAAGGGGAATTTATTTACCTTCAAGGCGTCGCATCTACTGCGATTGGCTCTTGGGTAACTTATAACTCCGACGACTGGACCACGGCGTTGATTACTGCCGACGCTATTGGCCCGGTTGCCGTTGCTATGTCGGCAAACGTTGCTGGCCCTAACTATGGTTGGTATCAGATCAACGGCAAGGCTTCCGCTTCTGCCGCTGATGTTGCTGACAATGCCGATGTCTACATTGACACGGCTGACGGCACTTGCGACGACACCGCTGTCACGGGCGACCGTGTATGGCGTGCTAAATGGGCTTCTGCCGACGACACCGCCACCAATTTGGCGGACGTTGAGATTGCCCGCCCATTTGTCAATAACGGCTTGAATGCCGGGACGACCTAATGGGCCGTAAGGTTGCTATCGTGGCGAAGGGCGGCACGTCTGCCCTCGCCCCCTGGCAAGACGAAGAATGGGAAATCTGGGGCATGCCCTGGATTTCCTATCCTCGTGTAGACGTTCTTTTCGAACCTCACGAACACGATGCTTATGCGGACAATGAATTTGTAGATAGATGGAAATCTATCCTAATGCCGCAATACGAGGTGTTGCCGATCTATTGCCCTAAGAGCCGAGTTGATGAATTTGAGAACGGGCGAGAGCTTCCAATCGAAAAAATCAAGCATGCATGCAAATTTACCTATCTTGAGAATACAATCTGCTATCAGCTAGGCTTTGCCATGCTGCAAGACGATATAGACGAGATTTCCTTGTTCGGAATCCATATGAGGGGGCCAAGCGAATACGAGCACGAAAGAGCGTTTGTTATGTACGCTATTGGCGTTCTGGAGGGCAAAGGAATGAAAGTCAATATCGTTGACGGATCGCCTCTTTTTATGTCGCTTTGGGAGGCAGGACGCTACGGAGTTAATCAAAAGCGACGTGATTTTAGTATGTGGGGCGGCGCGGGCGCTGCGGTCCATATCCCTGTAAAAGAATAGGAGCAATCTAGAATGGCTATGACCATGCTGCCTACCGAGACACATAAGTTTTACGTCGATTTTGAGATGCGACCGCACGAGGATAGGAACGCCTCAATTGCTGCCGGGCATCCTGTTTTCGTCGATGTTGAATACGCTATCATTACCATGCCGGGAGGATCGCTTGTCGTTGACAAGATCGTCACCGACGAACTGCTTTACGAGTGGAAACATGGTGGGCGCGGCAAGCCACCTTCTAAATTTGCATTGAACGCCTATGAAGCATGGAAAGAAGGACGCGAGGCTCCGCTAGAAGGTACGGATTTGCGTAATTGGCCTGGGGTTACTCCGGCTCAGTTGAAGACGTGCATTGCTGCAAATATCAAGACCGTCGAGGACTTAGCGACCGCCAATGCTGAGGGGACTAAGCGGTTAGGCATGGGCGGCGTTGCTTTGGTTCAAAAGGCCAAGGCTTACCTTGAAAATGCCAACGACAATAAAGCAAGCGAGGCTATCTCCGCTCTTAAAACTGAGGTCGAGGCTCTTATGAAGGCGCTTGACAAGAAAGACGCTCAGATAAATGAGCTTATGGAACAGTTAACCGAACCGGATCAGCCGAAGCGCACAAGGCGCAAGCGCAACCCAGAAACAAGAGAGCTTGAATAAATACCCATTTTTATGTAATATAAGCTTACCGGAGCCATTGCGGCCCACCGCGTGAAGGCTTATCACAAGGGAACTGCAATGTCTTTGCTTACCATAATTCAAAACGCCAGCGACACCATAGGGCTAACACGTCCTAGCACGGTGATTAGTTCGACGGATGGCAACGTCAGGACTTTGCTTGCTTTGGCTAACACTGAGGGGCGGGAACTTCTAGAGCGGTATTCCTGGCCCGCAGCGCAACGTGAGGCGACTCACACGACGCTTGCGGCTGAGTTGCAGGGGGTAATGGCGACAATCGCCCCAGGCTACGCTTACATTATCAACGGAACGTTCTGGGATAGGTCACTAACGCAGCCTGTCACCGGGCCACTTTCGCCGCTAGAGTGGCAAGCACTGAAAGCCCGCACATCTACCGGCCCTTATGCTCAATATCGCATTCAAGGCGTTTCTCTGTACGCTTACCCTGCCCCACCGGCTGGTAATAGTTGGGCGTTTGAGTATATGTCTAGCTATTTCTGTCAATCGAGCGGCGGAACAGACCAAACCGCGTGGGCTGCGGACGATGATGTTGGATTGCTCGACGAAAACCTAATGATGCTTGGCGTCGTTTGGCGGTTCAAGAAAAAGAACGGCCTGGACTATTCCGAGGACTTCCGGGTCTACGAGCAGAAACTTGCGAACGAAACAGCGCGTGTAGGCGGTAAGAAAATCCTTGATATGTCCAGCGGCGGCGCTATCCAAACCACGGGGACTTATGTCCCTGAAGGAGATTGGAGTGTTTAGAAAATGCCAGACCCTCGCATGATAAACGTGCTCAGAGATGATCTATACCCAGGTGAGGACGCCTATTTCAAGAACAACCCGCACGTTGCAGGGATGGCGTCTGAATCCGGTCATGTTATCCTGAATCCATATTCTTCAGAAGAAGTGGACAAGGATGCGGTTTATAAAAATGAACTCGCACGCTTGTATATGCGCGGACAATTGCCTGGCCTTGGACAGGTGCGCCCAGGAAGTGACATTACACAAGAACAACTTAAAATGCTTCCGCCAGAGTATCAATCCGCCCCGGCCCAGGATCAGCGCGAAACAATAATTGCTAGGCAATTCAGCGGAGATGAAAGCGGAGGCGTTCCGACAGGGGACCAATTAGCGTTCATCAACGCAATGGCAAAAGCATTGATGGGGAATCAATAAATGCTACAGCCCCTCCAGAACAACGCAGCTAAAACGCAAACGGCAAGCAGCACCAGTGTTCCCGCTCCGGTCAAAGGGTGGAATGCAAAGGACAGCTTGGCGGATATGCCAGCGGATAGCGCAATTGCCGTAGAGAATATGTTCCCAAACCTGGAAGATGTTTCGTTACGTAAGGGGTTTGCTGAGTTTGCTACGGGCGTCGGGTCTGGCGCTGTTGAGACAGTCGCGGAATACGCCGGGCCAAGCACTCGCAAGCTGTTTGCATGTGGAGGCAATGCACTTTATGACGTTACAAGCGGTGGGGCCGCTTCCAGCGTGGCGACTGGTTTCACAAACGACCGGTGGCAACACACGATGTTCGGGACTGCGGGCGGCAACTTTCTTTACATGGTCAATGGCGCAGATAACCCGCGCTATTATGACGGTTCTAGCTGGACAGAACCAAGTTTAACTGGCGTTACAAAAACCGATATTATTGGATTGATGGCGCATCAAAGGCGATTGTTTTTCATATTTAGCGATTCTCTAGAGGTCGGTTATCTCCCGGTAGTTTCCGTCGCGGGTGCTGTATCAACCTTTGACCTTGGGGGGCTTTGCGATAAAGGCGGCTATCTTATGGCCTGCGGAAGCTGGACGAGGGATGGCGGGAGCGGTTCTGACGATATAGCAACTTTTGTAACAAGCGAAGGTCAGGTTATCCTTTATTCAGGTAACGACCCGTCAAGCGCAAGTGCATGGACGCTTGTAGGCGTGTTCAATATCGGCAAGCCTATCGGACGAAGGTGCTTAACGAAGGTTGGCGCGGAGCTTGTCGTAACGACGCAGGATGGCGCTATCCCGCTATCCATCTTCTTACCTGTTGACCGCATCCAATCGAACGTAAAAGCGCTATCCGATAACATCCAAAACGCATTTCTTTCGGCGGCGTCGTTGTATAAGACTAATTTTGGTTGGCAGTCTATACTTTACGTCCAGGCCTCATACGCCTTGTTCAACGTGCCTATTTCAACAACAAAAGCATACCAATATGTCGTGAACACGCAGACAGGCGCATGGTGTAAGTTCACCGGGCAAAACGCGGCTTGCTGGTCAATGTTCAATGACGGCCTTTATTTTGGCGCTCAGAGTGGCGGGAAGGTATATCAGGCTAACACCGGAACGGATGATGACGGCGCGGATATCGAATGGAAAATCAAGCCAGCGTTTAACTATTTCAAGAGCAAGGGGCGCAAGAAACTGTTCACAATGTGCCGCCCTCATTTCGTAACGAATGGCGCTCTTGCCGTGGCGATTGATTTGAATGTTGATTTTTCGGACATTAACCCGACGAGTATACCCACAAGCCCCCCAATCGGCGGAATGGTGTGGGGCGTGTCGAATTGGGGTGAGGCAAATTGGACCGGATCGTCAACCGTTGCGCCATGGATTACAGTGTATGGCATAGGTGATTGCGCGTCGCCAACAATACGAGGGGCCACAAGCGGGTATACGATTTCGTTTAGTGCTTACGACATGATTTGGCAAACAGGTAACGTTTTATGATTGGTGATAAATGACCAAACTTATTTTCGGACAAGACGATGCCTTAGCAAAGTGGGCGGAAACGAAATTCCCAGAATGCGCCCCTATTCCTAAGCCGTTCACTTCTATAGGATTTGCGTCAAGTGATGGGAGCGAAATCTTAGGGGTTGTCATTTACCATAATTTTAGGCATAATGACATTGAGGCAACTATAGTTACAGCGACCCCACGTTGGGCCACGCCAGGAAACATTAGAGCGATTCTACATTATCCGTTTGCTCAATTAGGTGTGGCAAGAATGACAGCAATCACAGCGAAATCAAACAAAAAAGCCCGGAAACTCCTTGGTGGGGTTGGCTTTAAGCTGGAAGGCACGCACCCGTTTGCCAAAGAGGATGGCACCGCCGCTTGCACATATGGAATATACAAGAAAACAGTTTTTGATAGGTGGCTAAATGCGTAAAAGCTCCCCTTCTCCCGCCCCCGCTCCTGATCCCGCAGCCACCGCAGCGGCGCAGGGTGCCGCGAACAGAGAAACCGCGATTGCTCAATCTCGGCTAAACCAGATCGAGGAAGTAACGCCTTTTGGCAAGTCCTATTATGAGCCTACCGGTGAGACACGCGACGACATTGACGTCATGCGCCGTGTCACCGAGTTGTCTCCCGAACAGCAGGCCATTGTTGACCAGCAAACGGAAATATCTAGGCAGCTAAACCAGCTTGCGGGAGAGCAGACGGGAAGGGTTAGCGACACCCTCTCAACGCCGTTTAGTTACGAGGGGATGCCCGCAGCGCCGGAGGCAAGCGAAGCGGCAAGGCAGCAGACAATTGATGCTGTTTATGGTCAAATGCAATCCCGCCTCGACCCTCGCTTCCAAGACGAGCAAACGGCACTTGAAACACAGCTTGCCAACCAAGGAATCGGTGTCGGCTCAGATGCTTATAACAAAGCTATGGAGAGTTTTGGACGCACTCGAAACGACGCTTACACCTCAGCTCTTAATCAGGCTATTACGTCGGGCGGGGCGGAGCAAAGCCGCTTGTTTGGTCTCGGTGGCTCGGCTAGAGAGAGGGCTATTCAAGAAGAAGCGTACCTTCGCAACTTGCCTCTTAATGATATTTCAACACTTATGGGAACTGCTCCCGGCGCGACAATGCCGCAGTTTGCTCCTATCCCTCAAACGGCGATTGCAAACACCGATATCATTGGTCCGACATATCAAAGCGCGGCGATAGGGCAGAATGCTTACAATCAGCAAATGGGAGCTAGGAACTCCCAAATGGGAGGGTTATTTGGATTGGGCGGGTCTGTATTAGGCGGCATGGCTCAAAGTGGCGGATTTAACAATATGTTCTCTGACCGCCGCGTAAAGCGCAACATTAAAAAGGTTGGCAAGTTAGATAACGGTCTAGACGTTTACTCTTACTCCTACGTATGGGGCGGACCGACTCAAATCGGTGTAATGGCTCAAGACGTTGAAAAGGTAAACCCGGCTGCTGTTTCAACGTTGAGTGGCGTTAAAATGGTCAACTATGCGGAGGCTGTTAAATGATTAAGTCCTACAAACCCTACTCAGCAGAGAAGACCACTAAGCCTTTAGGTGGTGAGGTTGCTACTGATAATACCGAGATGGCTTTGGCGTTGCTTAACAGGCCAGACCAAACAAGCCAAGCGGGGAATGAGGGCGGTGGTATGCCATCCATGAATCCTTCAATGTTTATGAAAAATGGCGGGATGTTTGGCGGGTCATCGTCTGGCGGCGCAACGTCTGGCGGGGCATCATCGTCAGGAGGGATGGGCGCTCTTGGTTCGGCAGCAGCTATCGCAGCGGCTATTGCAGCGACAAAGGGGTATGAGCATCGGAACCCTGACAGCACTTTCAGCAAGACATTTGGTCGGTTTAATGCGCCAACATTGAATCAAGTTAAAGCCGACCCAAAAACGGCACTAACCGGGATTTTAACCGGAGCATACCCGTTGATGTACGATAAAATGAACAGAGAAGCAAAGGCGGCTAAACCTGAGTGGGAAGAGTGGTTGGGGTATTAACATGGTTAATCGCGTTCAATTTTACGGCCAGGGGCCACTCCAAGCAATGCGCCAAGATGCGCGCACAAATCCGCGCTTGCAAATGGCCCAAGCTATGATGCAACAAGGCTCAAGTATTGCTCCTGTTCAATCGTGGCAGGAAGGGCTTTCTAGGATGCTTCAAAGCGGCGTTGGTGGCTATTTTGCTGGCAAGGAGCAAGAGAAACTGGATAAGCGCGAGAAAGCTTATAATGAAGCCATGAAACAGGCGCTTATGGGTGCTCAGGCTAAGCCGTGGGTCAACCCAGATACGGGACAGGTATCAAGCGCCCCGGCTGGCGGAAGGGCTGGATTTGCTTCCGCAGCAATGAGATCGGGCAATGCGGATATTATGCCTATGGCTTTGCAGGCGCAGCTAGACGCGCAATCGCAACAGGAAGAAATGAGGCGACAAGACGAGCTTTATAAACGCCAGATGGCCGATAAAGAGCAGATGTTTAACTTGCAAAACAAAGCCGCTGAAATGCGCGCTAAAGAAGCTCAACAATCACGCCTTGATTTCTTCAAAGCATCACAAGAATCGCAAGATAGGCGATTGATGGAACAGCGTCAGTTTGCTACTGAAACGGAGCAAAAAAAGGTTGATGCTAAAAATGCGGCACTAGAGAGAGAGACTGACAAGACGCTAGGCGCTTTTGACGAGGGGATGCGAGCCGTATCTAAAGCGTTTGGAGAAGCGACAACCGGGCCAGTCGTGGGAATGTTCCCAACAATATCAGAAGCAGGTCAAGACCTTAATTCTTCAGTTGCATCATTAGCCCCATTGCTTAAAGGGTTATTCAGGACGGCTGGAGAAGGAACGTTTACTGATAAAGATCAGGAATTGCTATTGGCAATGGTCCCAAATGAGAAGATGGACAAAGGACCAGCACAAAACGCAATCAATAGGATTTACAGCATTGTTTATCAAAAGATGGGCAGAGAGTTAAAGCCTGAAGACATTCCAAAAATCAAAACTGAAGATGGTGGTCTATCCCCTGACGAGCAAAAAGAGCGTGATGAACTCCGCAAGAGGTTGGGGCTATGACACCCCAAGAGGAACTTGCGGCCCTTCGTCGCTTGGCTGAATTAGAGGCTAAGGCGGGGGCGGAAAAGATTAATCAATCTGAGGCGTCCGGTCTTTTTGATGCTTTTACCCAAGGGGCGACGCTTGGTTTTGGTGACGAGGCAACAGGCTTTGAGGCGGGTATGTTGGGCCGCACCCCGGAGGGTGGATGGTTCGATTATTCAGGTTCGTTTGAGGATCGGTATAGGGCCGCCAGGGACGCAGAGCGGGCGCAGCAAAAGGAATATGGTAAACAAAGCCCAGGGCTGGCGACTACAGCGGAAATCGCCGGAGCTATCACTTCTCCCGTAAACAAGTTTATTGCCCCCATGATGGCGGCTCCTTCATTGCTTGGCAGGACGTGGCGCGGCGCAGCCGTTGGCGCTGGCACGGGTGCTGCTGCTGGCGTTGGCGGCGCTGAAAACCTTTCAGATGCCCCTATGGATGCGGTAAAGGGCGCTGCTCTTGGCGGTGCTGTGGGCGGGGTTGCTCCAGCCGCTATTGAAGGTATTACAAAATTAGGCTCTCCCGTTTTAAACGCTTTTCTTGATAGGCTTCCATATCGCCAAAAGTCTGCTGCTGCACGGCGCATAGCTCAAGCCATCCAAGATGAAGGTTTAACCCCGGAACAAGCAGTACAAAAGGTTCAAAGCCTTGGCCCAGAAGCTGGCTTAATGGACATAGGCGAAAACTTGCAAGGCCAAGCGCGGGCTGTCCATTCTATTCCAGGCGAAGGCCGTTCAATGATTGGAAAATTCCTGTCAGGTCGTCAAGAGGGGGCGCGGGATGCAGGAGGGGTTATGCAAGGAGGCCAACATCGACGAGTTCAAGATGTATTAGAGGGCGCACAAGTTCCTGAATATTATGCAACGCGCCAAGGAACGCAAACAGCCCGCAAGAGATTAGGCAAAGAATACGAAGCGGCAAGGCAGCTTGATGAATACGTTGATATTGAGCCAATGCTAAATGATTTGTCGAGGGGCATTGAGCAATCAAAAGGCGGCGTTCAATCGACACTAAAGAAGGTACAGTCTTTGCTTGTTGATGCTACGGGTAAGCCTGAAATTGACATAGGCAGCCTTCATCAAGCTAAAATGGCAATCGATGATCTCATGACCGGAGAAGGCCGCTCTTCAATGGGGAACGTATCTAAGGGGCTTATTCGCAAGTACCAAAATCAGCTTGTCGAGGCAATTGAAAATAGTGGACCGGCTGGTGAGAAATATAGGGCTGGACGTTTGGGAACTGCTGGACAGTGGCGCATTGATGATGCAGCCGAGCAAGGTAGTAAATTCATGCTTGGCGGGACGTTCAAAAATTCCAAAGAATTATCAAGCTACGTTAAAGAATTAAACCCCGACGAGGTTGAGGCGTTTAAATCTGGCGTTGTTCGCCATTTAATGAATAAGCTAGAAAGCGTCCAGTTCGGGGGGGATTCGGTAAAACAAATATTAGGCAAGCCTGGTATTGAAGACAAGCTGAGGTTAGTTTTTGGGCCGAAAGAATTCAAACGAATCGTTGATGACCTAACAAAAGAGCAGCAACTATATTCAACATATAATATGGTTAGGGGTGGCTCTCCTACAGCACGAATTGAGGCCGAAAAAGCAAGCATAATGCAAGACCCAGGAAGGCTTGCACAGGGTTTTCGCGGGCTTGTTTCTGGTAATTTAGGGCAGATGGCAAAGGGCGCTTTTGACGTTGTTGGTGGCGCTATGGACCGCGCGCAATTACCTCGCGGTGTATCTAAAGAAATGGCTGAAATATTGATGGGTCGAGGCGATCTTTCACAGTTACAGCAACAAGCTATCCGCGCCCAGATGGGGCAGAACACAAAACAGAACCTTTCACGCGCAGCATTATTGAGCGCACTAACAGGAGTTCAATAAATGGCGCTATTTGCCAATCTTGTTGTATCCCCGTTGCCGTGCATTCCGGCATTCGCGACACCTCCGCCACCCTTCTTTAGTGACAAGGGTGTTTTCTGGCGTAAATTCATGCCCATGCTTGCAATGCGTCATAGCGCGCTTTTTGGCCCCAGACGCTTGCCCCCCACTCGCGAGGCCGGTAAGATTGTGGAGCTTTTCGGGGCTGACACAATCCGAAAAGTTAAGCCCGCGATCCGCACGGGCCTTGATGGTGTCAGGCTTAAGCTTGTATTTCTCGGACAACTCGGCAAGCATGTGCCTTTCACCATCAATCGTAAGATAGACCGTATCTCGCTTGTTCCTGAGATTTTCCTTGTGGGTGATCCATCGGCAATTAGACGGCTCATAGTCCCCGTTCACATCAATCCTATCTATCTCAAATCCCGGCGGTCTATCGCCCATGTCGTTGCGAAAATTGACAAAGCTATGCTGCCACCTATCGCAAACCTTAATCCCGCGCCCGCCGTAATGTCGGTATTGAGGCGCATTAGGGTTGTTGCATCGTTGTTTCATCCCAGTCCATATATGGTAGTATGGGTGAGGTTTTTTAAACGGCATTTTTTGTCTCCTAAAGTGGTCATTTCCAATAATACAGGAATGGCGTGAAATGGAAAGGGAAAATAAAACATGAGAAACGGCTCCGGCACTATGTCAATTCCGTATCCCGATTTTGTAAACGGGACGACTGCTGACGCAGATCAGGTTGACGCAAACAACTCGGATTTAGTCGCAGAGCTTACAAACAGCCTTGCGGCGGATGGTCAAACGACACCAACAGCAAACTTGCCGATGGGCGGGTACAAGCATACGGGTTTAGGTGCCGGTAGCGCCGCGACGGATAGCGCCACGTTGGGCCAGATTCAAGCCGAGGGTTATATTTGGTGCGGAACGATGGGTGGGACTGCCGACGCGGGAACTTTAAGCCCTTCTCCGGCCATCACGGCCTATGCTGCTGGTCAAAGGTTTGCGTGGAAGGCGTCATCTAATGCTAACACCGGGGCAATGACCATTGCAATATCAGGCCTTTCTACGCTTGCAGCCCAAAATGGCAGGGCTGCGCTTTCTGCCGGTGACCATTCCGCCGATGATATTTATATGGGGATTTTGGACACAACTTCCACAATCCAGATAATGAAAATCAAAACTGGAGGAGATGGGGATGTTTCCGGGCCTGCTTCGAGCACTGATAATTCTTTAGCTAGGTTCGACGGCACAAGCGGCAAGCTTTTGAAAGACGGCGCTGTAATTGGCGTTGACGTTCAAGCCTACGATGCTGACACCACTAAGAATGATGTGGCTAACGCTTTTACAGCAACGCAATCATGGGCAAAAGGTGCAGATGTTGCCAGCGCTTCTGCGTTGACTTTAGGGGCAGACGGCAATTATTTTGATATCACAGGCACTACATCAATAACCAGCATAACCACAATTGGTGTTGGCACGGTCGTTAAGCTACAATTTGATGGTGCCTTAACTCTTACCCACCACGCTACCGACTTGATTTTACCCGGTGCCGCTAACATTACCACTGCGGCAGGCGATGAAGCTGAATTTATCGAATATGCCACTGGTGATTGGCGCTGCACTAACTATCAGGTGGCGGCAACTGCCCCAGGCGGCGGCGGTGCTGGTGCTCCTGAATATATAACAACAATTACAGGGAGCGGCGCAACTGTTGCAATTGATAACACGTCAATCACAGGTTATGACGATTACTTGTTTAAAATTCGCCAATTCAAAACAACTGCTGCTTCAAACAACGGGCGAGTAAAATTAAGTGGTGACAACGGGTCTACATTTAAAACGATGTATGGCGATATGAATACCCGCTACTCAGACGGTTCGTCTGTTGTAAATACAGGAAACGCAGGGACGACTGACACACAGTTCATACAAAATCTTGGAACAACAGACCTACTTTCAGCCCACGGCTATTTATATTTAAGAAACGGTGACGGGTCTTTCCCATCTAGTTTTGAAAGCCTTAATAATGTTATGGCGGCAGCATCGGATAACCGAAAGAGCTTTTCGGGCGCAACGGCAACCACAGCAGGCGCGGTAAATCATCTTACATTCAGCGATTCAGGTGGCGGTACAATTACCGTTGAAATTCTTGTGTACGGTATAAACAGGACATAGACCAATGACCAACCATGTAACTATCCAGAGGGACGGAACAGTTATTGAAACCCCTTTCACAGCCGAGGAGCAAGCTGCGTGGGATAACCTTAATCCTTTGGCAACAGCTTTTGACAACCTCCGCGCCGAACGAAACTTGAAACTTGCAGCTTGTGACTGGCGTGTGTTGCCCGACCAAACACCTACACAAAGCTGGCTGGATTATCGGCAAGCCTTGCGTGATTTGCCAGAAAATACGGTTGATCCAGTAAACCCTATTTGGCCTGTTGCGCCTGAATAAAGCACGCTTGAACTAGGAAATTAAAATGGACCACCACATTCAAAAGATATCTGAAAAAGTTGCGGGGGG